CGGAGGAGGAATGCCAGGAATGCCAGGAATGCCAGGAATGCCAGGGATGCAAGGAATACCAGGAATGCCAGGGATGCAAGGAATACCAGGTTTTTTTCAAGGGGGAAACGTACATATATTTAGAAATGGTGTTCCGGTAAATATGCTCCAAAAACCAATTCCTATTATTAAATCATTGGACATTACTCTAGAGGAAGCATATAGCGGATGTAAAAAACCTCTTGAAATTGAGAGATGGATACATGAAGGAAATATGAAACGTACCGAAAAAGAAACAGTTTATGTTACGATCCCTCGCGGGATAGACGAGAACGAAATAATTATTTTGAGGGATATAGGAAATGTTTTATCAGACACAAATAAAGGAGATATTAAAATTGCGATTAAAATAAATAATACAAGCCAACTTTCTAGAGAAGGATTAAATTTGATATATAATAAAACATTAACCTTTAAGGAATCCCTTTGTGGGTTTACATTTGAATTACCCTATTTAGAAAATAAATTATTCAAAATAAATAATAATAATGGAGTTGTTATTCAAAATGGTTATAGAAAGGTTATTCCTGAACTTGGTATGGTAAGAGATGAACATAAAGGAAATTTAATTATTCATTTTAGTATTGTTTATCCTGAAAAACTAAGCGAAGAACAAATAGAAAAATTAAATAAAATATTATAATTTTTCAATTTATTTTAGTATTTAGTATTTAGTATTTAGTATTTATAAATCGTATACTAATTATAAATAAAATTGATTTGAAAATTGTCTATTATATAAATTCAAAAACTAACAACGTTTAACATTCAATTGAATTGAATTGAATTGAATTATTAAGATTATGTCATCTACTAATAAACCAATTCAATTAGGATTATGTTGTATAAATACGATTTTAAGGGAACAGGTCCCGCCTGTATATGCTTCACGGCGTATGATAATTAAAACGATTCAAGAAAAGGGCATTGATGCGCTGAAGAATAAAATATTACAAAATTTGAGGGATGTTTTGACAATAATGGATTGGAATGAGGCGAATGGAATAAAGGTATATAGAATGAGTAGCGAGATGTTCCCCCATAAATCAAATGAAAAAGTAGAAGATTATAATTTTGATTTTGCAATAGATTTATTGAGAGAAATTGGAAATAAATCAAAATTATATAAACAACGATTAACATTTCATCCGGGACAATATAATGTGGTTGGAACGCCGAATAAAAAATGTTTTGAACAGACAATAAGAGATTTATCATATCACGCGGAAGTAATGGATTTAATGGAATTAGACCATAATTCGGTTATGGTAGTTCATGGTGGAGGAATTTATGGAAATAAAGAAGAAACAAAAGAAAGATGGAGCGTTCAATTTGATTTATTGCCGGAAAAAATAAAACGACGATTTGTTTTGGAAAATTGTGAAAAATGTTATTCCATTATTGATTGTCTTGAAATGTCTGAAAAAAATAATATCCCGGTTGTATTTGATACACATCATTTTGAATGTTATAAAAAATTACACCCTGATGAAGACTTTGAAGACCCAAGCTATTATATTGAAAAAATTATTGAAACATGGAAAAGGAGGGGTATCAAACCAAAATTTCATATAAGTGAACAAGGTAAAGGAAAATGCGGACATCATAGCGATTATGTAGAAGTAATTCCAGAATACTTATTGGAAATACCAGAGAAATATGGAATTCACATTGACATTATGATAGAAGCAAAAATGAAAGAACAGGCTATTTTACAACTATATAATAAATATCCATCATTGAATTGTTTTATACCCTTGAAAATATTAAAAAAGAAAAAAACTAAAAAATATAAATTAATTCTTATAGATTAATAATAACTTACACTCTGTTATGTAATGTATTATTAGTAAAAATTTTTTATTTAAGATACTCTCTTTGTCTTAATCATTGCTGATACAATGTATATAGAATTTTCAGTAACACAAATATAGCAATTTTCTAATTTATATATCTTGTTAATAGGACTAGTATATTCTTCGCTACTTTTAACTAATAATTTTTCACCATTCTCTCTTACTCCAATAATAATAACTCCTTCAGAATTTAAACTGTCTACCCAGTAATCAAGCATGATTGGTTTGTCTTCTACAATTGCGATTTTAGATACCGGTCCAAAAACTCCAGATGGAGGCAATTGGTGCGATTGTTCTGTTGATGAATCGGTCATATATAATTAAAGAAAAAATAAGCCTTTAAATACTTATATTTAATATAAATATTTAAATAAGATTTTTAATATAATATATTATTATGACCAATAAATATTTGCTTCAAAATTTGGAAAATTATAATAAAGAATTAGTATGCACGCACTCGGATATATTTTTGAAATATGTAGAAGTATTGCATAATTATTTAATATTGTCCATTGAAAATATACAAATTCAAAATGAAGATTATAAAAAATATATAATAAAAAAAGGATTAGAAACAATAGAACACATATTCAGTTTCCTTTTGTATTACACATTGAATCCTGGTCTCACGCTTTATTATTGCGAACAAGGATTTGTATATTATATTGAATTTATAGGACAAATGATAATTAGCGGAGATAACACATTGTCATTAAGTATAAAGGATTCAATTCTATTTGTTTATAAAAAAACAATTTTTGATGTAAGTAAAGAATATAGAGCAAATTACGAACTAAATGACGCGGATAATAAAAAAATCAACATAATTAAACATTTATCTAGTATTTACAAAAATATTTTATTTTTATACATTGATGATTTGAATTTAAACAATAAAAAACAAATTCTAATTTATAGAGAGTCTAAGATTTTAAAAAATATTGTTATAAATGTATTATGTAATGAGTTTGATAATGAAACATTTCCTAATAGTTTGAATACAATCGATTATTTTGTAAATTTCATTAAATTAAACGATAATTTATCTCTTTATAATAAGTTAATTATTATAGAAATATTCATTAAAAAAATTAATAAATATGGATTAACATTAGATATATTACAATATAAATTACAAATGGATATGGTATTAGATATTTTAAATAACGAAACTTATAACACGGCTACCAGTACAAAATTATTTTATTATTTATTCAATTGATAAAACCTTCCGTCTTATCTTCCGTTTTTTAACATCATGTTTTTCTTCAGTTGCTTGTGTATGACCACATATATTTTTATATTCATCGCTTAATAATTGTTTAATAAATATATATACTTCGTTTAATACAAATTCATCGCACTTCCCAACAATTAATACACTTCCTGTTCTAAATATCATAAACGAGATTTTACTATATTTTTCAACATCATAATCCGTTGGTTGTTGCCCGGTCTGTGTTTTTGTTTCTAAATTATAATAAAATTTACATTGAATACCTGGATAAGAGCAAGGGTCATATCCACTATTAATATGATATTTGTATTTTAAAATATCATGTAGCTTTTCTCTATTGATAAAATATCCACAATTGAAATTTGAATTAATCAAAACAGTTTCGTTCTTTTCAGAATTACAAGTGATATCTTCTCCAATAACTTCTTTTAAATGTTTAATAAGCAGTGCCAATACTTTATCAAGTAAATCATTTGTTTGAATTCCTGGTATTTCTAGCTTTCCAGTATTGAAAACCTTTACATGTATTTCACGATATACCTCTCCGTGAAAAACACGCAATATTACTACAAAACAATTATAAAATGCACTTTTCTTTTTGGTCCTGTAACTAAGTATATCTTTTTTACATAAACCTACACTTATTTTACGTATATCTTTGAATTTAATACGCCCCTCTGGATTTACAATTCTAGTAATAATATATTCTTCCCAATATTTTTCATTTATTAAATTATCTTTTATTTCTTCTATCTCTTCCTCGCGAAAAGAGTTGAATTTCATTTGTTTTTTAACAATACATTCACCTGCAGTATGATATGGCGATACTTTAAGTTTCCAAAATGTTTTTTTCAAATCTATTGCTTGTGATAGATATGATATTTTTGTTTTTGTTGAAATATATATATCAGAACTTTTAGGAATAAATTCTTCGTCTAATTCTTGGGAGTTGCATGTGTTATTTGTAATAACCGGTTCATTATTACAAAAATTTTCCCAATCCATATCAAGTTCTTCAAAAAGAGACATTCTTATTTAAGTTGTTTATTATATATAATAAGATTTCTTTAAGTTAATCTATTTCAATTATTTTCTTTAAGTATAATAAATGGGCATTGAAATATATGTTCAACAAGAACAACTCTCACGACAATCTAATCCCATTAAAATAAAGAAAACTTATCAAGAAAAAAATATCATTGATGAGGAAGGGGTGGTTGATATTGTGAGCGCTGGTTGTTACTGTTCAAAACAAAATTTTTTTGATCCTAATAAAGGTTCTCCTCCTACTAATTGGACGATTCGTTTATTAGGAAGAATAGAAAAATATAATTAGAATAATATAAAAAGAAAAAGAAATGATTAAATAATTCCTTAATATTTATATTATTATTTAATAAACTCTCTTAATTTCAAAATAGTATAATTAATTAGGTAATTAATATTTGGCTCATTTATATGCATAATGAATTCAACAAATTCTAAAAATTTATTATTAATATATATAGGATTGTATCTTACAATATAATTAATATAATCTTTTATCAAATTTTTTATTTCAATATTATATTTCTCACTAATAAAATAAAAGGTACTTAATATTTCTGTTTTATTATTTTTATTAATAAATTTGTTAGTTAATTGTTCCCATACATCGTTATCTATTACATTTATATTTCCTATTAAATTTTGAGTAGACTGCATATAATTAATCATACTGCGAATGTCAGATTTATAAAGTTTTTGAATAGATAATATTATTTTATCATCTAGATTAATATTTTCATTTATACTAATTATTTTTAAAAATTTTACAATTTCTCTCTCGGGTAATTGATTGAACCTCAACCGAATAAATTCATTTTGTAATGATTCATCAATTCTACTTATATAATTACATATCAAACAAAATCTTACATTTTTATTATATGACTGTAACAAGTATTTAAGAGCTAGTTGGGCATTTTTTGTCATATAATCAACTTCATCTAATATAACAAATTTTAATCCAGTTGTAAATAATCCTGTTGAATTAACAAACGAATTAATTTGATTTCTTATGACATCTATCCCTCTTTCATCTGAAGCGTTTAAATGTATCATTAATCCTTTATTTTTTTGATTATATTTTTCTTGATAAGAGTTTACAAGATTAATAATGGTAGTCGTTTTACCGGTTCCAGGGGGTCCATAAAATAAAAGATTCGGAAAATGGTTCATTAATAAAATATTTTCCATTATTTTTTTATTCAAAGGATCTAATACAATTTTATCAAATTCAGTTGGTCTATATTTTTCAACCCAAGGTATAGATTGCAAGTATAATATATGACTTTGACTTTGAGACATTTATTGTAAAATGAATATTTATTTTTAAGTTTTCTTAAATTAATGTTCTTTAAGTTGGAAATTATATAAATATGAAAAAAATTGATTAGATAAATAAGATGATATAATATACATAAACAATAAATCAAATGAGCCTTCATGTTATTCTAGGTCCTATGTTCTCCGGTAAAACAACCAAGATTTTAGAAATATATGAGAGGTGTATTAGATTCAATATTCCTGTAATGGTAATCAATCATTCAAATGATACGCGATATTCGGATAATATGCTGTCTACACATAATAAAAAAATGATTCCGTGTATATTTACCGATTCTTTATATAAATTAAACGACGACGAAAGATATAAAGAACTATTAAATAACACAACCTTTATTTTGATTAATGAAGGTCAATTTTTCGGAGATTTATATGATTGGACATTGGAAATGGTGGAAAAATGGGGAAAAAAGGTATGTGTATGTGGGTTAGACGGAGATTCAAATAGAAATAAATTCGGACAATTATTAGATTTGATTCCTGTATGTGATAAAGTAACCAAATTGCGGTCATTATGTATGATGTGTAAAACGAGTAAAAAAGCTCCGTTTACACTTAGAACAGCCAATAATTCAGAACAAGTGCTAGTTGGAAGCAATGATTGTTATATGCCTGTTTGTCGGGAATGTTATGAAATGCGAGGAATAAATATAGTATAATGTATTGGAAAAATTGGAAAAAGAATATATTAAAACGATTTAAATTTTACAAAGTAATTTAATTTATAAAATAATAAATGTCTATTGGTGAGATTGAAAATGTTGAAAACACACCATTAAAAAAGGTAAAAAAAAATGTTGTTGTTGTTGAAAAAGATGTGTCAGAAGAAGGTTCGGTGAAAATTCCAAAGAAAAGAGGAAGGAAACCAAAGGGAGGAAAAATTATTAAACCGCCTCTAGATAAAGAAAATAATGAACCATGTAAACCAAATATTATTTTACACTTAAAATGTAGTTTGAATGATGTAAATGATAATGTTTTTTCTATAGGGGTTAATAATTATGACCCTAATGTTGAAATCGTAGATGGATATTCTTTTTCTATTAATAAGGAACTATCATATGATTTTATTGAAAAAAAAGATGAAATTATAGAACAATTACAAAGTCAATCTCAAACACATGAAGAACATTCAACTAATAATAATAATAATAATAATGAGACGGATGATAATAATATGAAGGATATTTGGGAAAAATTATCTGAACTGGAAATATTGTTACATAATAATGATACAACTAATAAAAAATCAGCTTGTTTTTGGGACA